TCGTCAAGCCGTCGCGCGATGATATTGCAAGAGCGATCATTCCGGGGCTGGGAATGGTGCCGGCGTTTATGGGCGGCGGAAAACCTGGTGTTGCCACAACGTGGAATCCGTCTGACAAGGCGAGCGACCTTGTTCTCTCAAATGGAAATCTGACGGCATCAAAAACCACAACTGGCGCGTATGCAGGCGTCAGAGCTACAGTCAGCAAGAACGCATCTGGATTTTCCTTCTCAGTTTACATCAATCAAGCATCTACCGCCCAAGGCGTAGGTATTGCTAAATTTGGCGCATCTCTGACCACCTATCTTGGCTTCGGCGGCCTTGGCGAGAGCTACGGTTACGCCTCGAATGGCAATGTCATTTTCGCCGACTCAGTCGTAACGACTGGACCAACATTCACGACCGGAGATCTGATTACCTTTGGCTGGGATGTGTCAAACTTCCGATGGTTCAAAAATGGCACGCTAGCCGCGAGCACCACCAGTGCAGCAGGGTCATGGTTCCCGGCCGTTTCGATTCAAAAATCGTCGTCCGGCGATCCTGACCCGCAAGTGACCGTCAACTTCTCACCAGATGACCCATCTGGCTACACATTCCAGCCTTGGGGTTGACCATGTACGCACAAATCACCCTGAATAAACTCATCGCTCTCAACCCTGCAAGCGCCGTGACGTTTGAGCGCGACGGCGCTACCATCAACGCCTCCTACCAGACAGTGATGATCTGGTCGGATGACGAGCGCGCTGCGATCGGCGTGCATCCGATCGTTGACGACGACATCCCCGAGGGCAAGGTCGCGACAGGCTCGACGCTCGAAGACGACAATGGTGTGATCCGTCGGCGCTGGACGCTGGAGGATGCTCCGCCGCCTCCTGTCCCTCAGTCCATCACGCCAGCGCAGGCAAAGGCGACGCTCTATGACGCCGGATTGCTCGACGCGGCAGAATCGCTCGTTGCCGAGCATCCCTATCCGCTGGTCCGCATCTACTGGCAATCCGCGTTGCAGTTCGATCGCGACAACGCGTACATCGCGGCAATCGCCTATGAACTCGGCGTCGACGAGCAGCTTGACGATCTGTTCCGCGCGGCAGGAGCGCGGGTGTTCTGATGGCGCGGAACGCTCAGTCTTTCGCGACAACATCTGGTCCGAGGTAGAAACGTTGCGGGAAGTCGGCATCACCTGCCCGGTGATGGTCGCCAACGTCGCCTATGTGAACACGGCCTCGGTAGGGACGCCGGCCTACAACGCCGTCCGCGCCGGCCAGCAGGCCGCCGTGAGCGAGGAGCGCGGGATCATTCTCGGGCCGGATACTGACACGGTTGGCAGCAGCGGCCGGGGCACCATGGACCTGCATTTCAACGAGAACGGCGCGCCGACCGTGGCGAGCCTCTTCAAGAACGCAATCATCGACGCGCTATGACCCCGACACATTGGCTCTACCGCATTGTCCCGGCTTCTCGGGGCGACGTGACATTTCTCGCGGCGATCCCGTGGGCGCTGTTCGGCAACGACGAGGGCGGAGTGTTCGGTGAGCGTGATCCGTACCACACGGTACTCGGCAACCCGGTCGATCTTTCTTTTTGGGGCTTCGTGAAATGGTGGGTGCGCAACCCGTTTCACAATCTCTTCTTCCACGTCCTGCGCTGGGACGCGGGCGACAACGCGCTGGTGTTGTACGCGCGTGACGAGAACGGAAGCCGCTGGTGGTTTCGCGCGCCGCAGCGGACGTGGCACGTGGAAAATGGTCCGCAGTTCTATGTCCGGTTGCTCGCGCCGTTCGTCTCCTATCGCGGGTTGCGCTGGGAAATCTATGCCGGCTGGCGCATCGGCGGTGCGCTCGGCTTTGCGCTTCGAAAATAGCTGACCAATCAAGTTTGGAGATACCGATGACCATGCGCATGAGCGCGGATGGCCGCAAGCGGCTGACCGCGCGTGAAGGCGTGCGTTTGAAGGCATACCTGGATTCTGTCGGCGTCTTGACCATCGGCATCGGCCACACCACGGCCGCGGGTCCGCCGCGCGTGACCAAGGGCATGACCATCACACGCGCGGAATGCGACGAAATCTTCGCGCGCGACCTGGTGAAATACGAGGATGCGGTCGACGCGGCCGTCAAGGTGCCGGTTTCGCAGGGCGAGTTCGATGCGCTGGTCTCGCTTTGCTATAATATCGGGCAGGGCGGATTTAAGGGCTCGACGATCGTCAAGCGGTTGAATGCCGGCGATCGAGATGGCGCTGCGGCGGCTTTCATGATGTGGCGGAAGCCGAAAGAAATCATCGGTCGCCGCCGGCAGGAGCAACAGCAGTTTATCGACGCCGGCCCGCCGCGGGCAAAGCCGCAGCGAATGGTCGAAGAACCGCTTGAGCCAGCAGAAGAGCCGTTCGAGGAGGATCTGGAGTTTCCGACGCCGCCTGTCGGCCCGGACGGCAAGGCGATCCTCGCCACCAAGCGCAAGCTCGCGCAGCTCGGCTATTTTGAGTTCGGACTGCTGAACGACGAATGGGGCGGAAAGACCGTCGCGGCGATCTCGGCCTATAAGCTCGATCGCGGCTTACCAGGCCCCGCGGCGATCGATGATGTGCTCACGGCCCAGCTTGATTCCGATATCGCGTCCGGCTGGACACGGCCGATCGCCGAAGAGCGCAAGAAAATCACGGCACAGGAAATCGCCCCAAGCACGCCGGCCGTGAAGCAGACGCTTCGCCAGTGGGTCGTTGCAAAGTGGTTCGCCGTCACCTCGTTCGTGGGCGGGTTGTTCTCTGGCGTGTCAGATTATTTCGAAGCGATCAGCGACTACGTGCGACCTCTGAAGAATTTCCTGACGGATATTCCCGGCTGGCTCTGGCTGTTCGGCATCGGGTCTGTCGCGCTGCTCGTGTGGCTGAATTCCCGCTGGGCCACAGAGGCCATCGTCGACGACAAGCGAACAGGAAGGCTGAACTGATGCCCGCTATTCTTGCATTCTTCGCCAGCCGTGCCGGTATTTACCTGATCGCCGCCGTCATCGCGGGCGGCTTCCTGATCGGCATTCGCCAAGCCGGCTACAACTCGGCCATGCGCAAGTGCGAGGCCGCCGCGCAGCAGCGTGAGATCGAAATTTCCCGCCGCGATGCAGCGATCGGTCAGGAGCGCGAGCGCGAGGCCGCGCGCATTTCATCGGATTTGGACAAGGCAGAGGAGGCCGCACGCGATGCGCAGCGCAAACTGGAAGACGAACTTTCGAAGCGGCCTGCTAGTGCTCAGTGCAATCTCACTGAGCCTGACCGTCGGCGCTTGCAGTAGCGTCCCGGCGCGCGAGCCTATCGCTCGCAATCTGCCGCCGGCGCCTGGTTTCGCGAAGCCTGTGCACGTAGCCGAGCCGCGAACTGGCGAGCCGGTGCTGGCAGTGGCCGCGCGCGAACGGGAAGGGCGGAAGCGCGCCAACGCCACCATCAATAGCATGGTCGGCTGGTACAACGGCGTTCGTCGTTCCTACACCGCGAAGTAAGGGCTTATGGAATGACGCCTGAAGAAATCCAGACGGTCGTTCGTGCCGTCCTGGAGGAAGAATCCATTCGGCGCGGCGCGGCCGTTGACGAAGTCGTCCTGAAGGCCGTCGCCACGATCCTGACCTCGTTCGGGATCGAGGAAGACGACCGGAAGGAGCTTCAGGCTGATTTCATCCACCTTCGCAAATGGCGGCGCAGCGTCGAGCAGGCGCAAAGCCTGACCTTCAAAGCGGTCCTGACCGTCATTGTATCAGGCGCGATCGGCGCGATTTGGCTCGGCATCAAGGCCGCGCTGGGCAAGTAATCCAAACCGAAAGCATCACATGATCCGTCTTCTTCTGGCGGCGCTTCTGTGCGCCTGCATTGCTGTGCCCGCGCTAGCGCAAACGCAGTTCATCTCGCATCCACCCGGCTGTCCGCGTGTGGCCTTCTGTGCATGCGGGGCATCGGTCGAAGTCTTCGGCAAGCCGATCCGGTCGCTCTATTTGGCGGTGGCGTGGTTTCGCTTCCCTCGCGCAGAGCCATCACCGGGCAAGGTAGCTGTGCGACGCGGCCACGTATTCGTCCTGCAAGAGCATGTGAGCGGGAAGGTCTGGCGCGTGGTCGATCACAACAGCGGCGGCAGACGCTCGCGCATCCATCATCGTTCAATTGCAGGCTTCACCATCGTCGACCCGCATGGTGGTAGGGCGGTCGTTGCAACGGCGGAGGGGATGTGATGGCCGCGTTCGCATTGTTGCTTGGCCTCTTTGCCGTCGAACCCCGAGCCGCCATCTTGCCGCGCATCCCGCTGGTTTTCAGGCCGAGCGAAGATCGCGGCAATCGGCGCGCTCGTCGTCGCGACGCCAAGCTCGCACGGCGGTCCTCATGACCCCCGGTCCTCGCGGCTGGATAGTCGTCGCCCTCATCACAACCTCAATCCTGAGCCTCGCCAACAACGCCAGAGGGGCATCCGCCCGCCAGTCTCCGCCGCCTCCGGCCATGTGCGACGTGGCCCGCTCCATCCTTCGCGAGGCGAGGGGCGACGAGCGGCTGGCTGAGATGATCGCGCGCCGTCGCGGCTACAGCAGCGCCTCTATCGCCATGGCGAAACAGTTTTGCCCGAGAGGGTGAACAGAGGCCCGAGAGGGCGTTTCCTCCCTGACTGACCCGGTGGCCTTACGGTCGCCGGGTCTTTTTCTTGGGAATTATATACTTGACTCCCTCGCGGTTTTTGACTAGATTTTGCCCATAGAAACGAGGGATATGGGTCATGAGTAAGTCCACGATTTCCACCTTTGAGTTGTTCGCGATGTTCCCGGATCAAGAAACGGCGCGGGTCTATTTGGAGGGGCGTCTGTGGCCGGAAGGCCCCAAGTGCCCGGTCTGTGGCCTTGGCGAGCGGATCACGGCGCGGGCGGGCGGCTACTTCCGCTGCAACCAGTGCAAAGAGGATTTCACGGTGCGAACGGGAACCATTTTCGAGCGCAGCCATGTCCCGCTGCACAAGTGGATTTACGCGATGTATCTGCTGGTCACGGCCCGCAAGGGCATTTCCAGCCTGCAATTGGCGAAGGAAATCGGGATTACGCAAAAGTCGGCTTGGTTCGTCCTGCATCGCCTTCGCGAAGCCTGCGGCGACGACCTGACCAAACTGCAAGGCATCGTCGAAATCGACGAAACCTATGTCGGCGGCATCGAAAAGAACAAGCACGAGTCCAAGAAGCTCAAAGCCGGTCGCGGGACGGTCGGCAAGACTGCCGTTGTCGCCATGCGCGAGCGCGGCGGCAAGATGAAAGCCATGGCGGTTGAAGATGCCGACATGGCGACCCTGCACACCAAAATTCACCAACACGTCGCCGCCGGTTCCACGCTGCACACCGATGAAGCTGGCGTTTACCGTGGCCTTGGCGGGCTGTTCTTCAACCACGAAACTGTCAACCACAGCGAAGGCGAATACGTCCGCGATAGCGTGACCACCAACGGCGTTGAAAGCGTGTTCGCGGTCATGAAGCGCGGCCTGATTGGCGTCTATCACCACGCCAGCAAAAAGCACCTTGGCCGCTACGTTGACGAATTTGCCTTCCGTCTGAATGACGGCAACGTGAAGCGTCACACCATGGAGCGGCTGGAAAGCTTTGTGAGCGGCACGAAGGGCAAGCGCCTGACCTACAAGGCACTGATCCAATGATGAGACGCTATTGCTCAGACTGCGGCGCGACAAACATGCAGGTTCTCGGCTTTGCCTGCGACCACGAGAGGTGTCCAATGACGACTGTCCCGGCCAACGAACACGAGGCTCAGAACGGGTTGAATGACACGTTCTTGGGCGATCCCTACCCTGTCGCTGGCGTCTTGCGGGCCATGCGGCACCGGTCGGTTCAAGCCCTTCATGCCGGCATCAGCCGCCGGGACTGGCACGCGACAGAAACGGCAGCCAATGAGTTGCGCGACAAGATGGACGACTTGCTGAAACGTATCGACGTTCGCAGTTAAACCCGCCGAAACGAGGAACAGATGGCCGAATGCCCCGAGTGTTCGGCTTCGCCTGTGACCATGAAAGGTGCCCCTATGATTGTCCCGAACAATGACACGCTTGCTGAGATGTTGGAAGGCACCCGCGATGCGCTCGAAAAAGCTCTCGCCAGGGTTCAAAAGCTGGAATCGGCAAACAGCGCCCTAGCTAACCAGGTACTGATTTACGCGCGCCGTGCTGAGGATACCATCCAGCTTCGCAATCTCTTGGAGGCCGTGCGTGAGGACAATCAGCGGCTTCGGGCCGAGTTGTCCGAAATACGTGCACAAGATTCGGACTTGGCCGAACGCGATGAGCCTTTAACGCCAGAAGACAAAGCCCTGCTTGATCGTGCGTGGGAAAAGCACGCGGCAGCAAAGCCATGAAACGTCCCAAGCCGCCCAAAGCCCTCGACGCGATAACTGACGTGGTTCTCGCCTATCGCCCCAAGCCCAAATCGAAGCCCGCGAAGAAGCGTAAGCGGCGCGCGGCCAAGGCGAGGAAAGAAAATGAGGCTTAGCTGTGGAAAAGGGAGTCATGTATATAATTCCCTTTTT